AGAAAGTTCTGAAATCTTGGATATTTCTGACAAGATCGTAAAGTTTTCAGAGATGCTCGAAAGAGTTCAGAGTGAGGAGAGTTAGTTATGGATGACACATTGATGCACTATGGCACTCCAAGACATTCCGGAAGATATCCTTGGGGGTCTGGAGACAATCCGTATCAGCATGAAGACTGGTTTTTGAAGGAATACAACAAATACAAATCAGAAGGATATTCTGACACAGAGATCGCTCATAAGATGGGTATGTCAACAACTGAGTTTCGTCAGAAACGAAGCCTTTCTCAAACAGCTCAGAGGCAGGCAATGGCTTCTGACGTTGCTAGACTTCATGACGAAGAAGGGCTCGGCTGGACAGAGATCAGTAAGAAGATGGATATTCCAGAATCTACTGTTAGAAATTTGTACAACCCTATTCTCGATGAAAGGTCAAAAAAGACAAACAATACTGCAGACGCCTTAAAAGCTAGTATAGCTGAAAAGACATACATTGATATTGGCCCTGGAATCGAGAACTATATGGGGGTGAGCAGAACCAAACTGAAGACTGCAGTTCGCAAGTTACAAGAAGAAGGATATGAAGTTCACACGGTTTATATTCAGCAGCTTGGAACAGGAAAGAAGACAGCCACACAAATTGTGTGCCCTCCTGGCACAGATTATGCGTACATTAGCAAACATCCTGAATTGATAAAATTACCAATTGAATACACAGAGAACGGTGGAAGATCGTTTTTGGGACTGGAGCCAATTCAGAGCGTTGACTCTAAAAGGATCATGGTTAGATATTCTGATGATCCGGAAAGTGGAAAACTTAAAGATGGCGTTATTGAATTAAGGCCAGGCGTAGAAGATCTGTCTCTTGGCGGAAAGATATATGCACAGGTTCGTATTGGAGTCGATGATACCCACTATCTTAAAGGAATGGCAATGTATGGAACAGACTTTCCTGATGGCATTGATATTATTGTAAACTCCAACAAGCCTAGGGGAACTCCTTTGAAAGGAGAAAAAGACAATACGGTCTTTAAGAAAATGGACGACAACGAAGACAATCCATTTGGAGCAACCATAAAGCAGCGTCATTATATTGGCGCTGATGGTAAAGACCACCTATCTCCGATTAATCTTGTAGCTTCAGGTAACAGCGAAGATGCAAAAGTTAATGAAGAAGGGCGATGGGGAGAATGGTCTAGAACGCTATCATCTCAGTTTCTGTCTAAACAGTCAGTTCCACTTGCTGAAAGACAGCTTGGCATTGCATACAATCGCATGTCGGCGGAACATGACGAATTGATATCCTTAACAAATCCTGTTGTTAAGCAGCAGCTTCTATTAAAGTTTGCTGAAGAATGCGACTCATCTGCTGTTCATTTAAAAGCCGCTGCTCTCCCTAGGCAAAGCACTCATGTGATATTGCCAATCACAGACATGCCTGAAAACCAGATCTATGCACCAAACTATAGAGACGGAGAAGAAGTAGTTCTTATTAGATATCCTCATGGTGGAATTTTTGAAATTCCAAGATTGACTGTGAATAACAAACAGCCGACAGCATTGAAAGTAATGCCCAACGCAAAAGACGCTGTTGGTATTAATCCGAAAGTTGCACAGCAGCTATCAGGAGCTGACTTTGATGGTGACACAGTCGTGGTTATTCCAACATCTGGAGTTAAAATCAGAACGATGAAAGGTCTTGAAGGTCTTAAAGACTTCGACACGGATATTTACAAACTTCCTCCAGAAGCTCCAAGAATCAAATCCAAGACAAAGAATACTGAAATGGGCAAGATATCCAACTTGATAACTGACATGACTTTGCAAGGAGCTACTGAAGAAGAGTTATGTCGGGCTGTAAAGCATTCAATGGTTGTAATCGATTCTGAAAAGCATCATCTAGACTACAGAAAATCTTTTGAGGATAACAACATTGCACAGCTTAAAGAAAAGTATCAAGGAGGAGCAAGGAAAGGCGCTTCTACATTGATATCTAAGGCTTCAGCAGAAATTCATGTGAATGAGCGAAAAGAATTAACTCCTAGTAAAGCTATTGATATTAATACTGGCAAAAAGGTAAAAATAGATTCTGGCAGAACCTACACTGTTCCGAAGTATGACAAGGACGGAAACGTTGTTGGATATTCTGTAAAGAAAGCAATGCAGACTTCTACTAGAATGGCTGAAGCTGATGACGCTTTTGAATTGTCGTCGGGAACTGAAATGGAAACTGTTTATGCTATTCACGCTAATAAATTAAAATCGTTAGCTAATCAAGCTCGTAAAGAAGCAATGTCCATTAAGATGCCCAAAACAAACGAGTCAGCAAAAAAAGTATACAGTGCTGAAGTTGCTTCATTGATATCTAAACTTAACACTTCGAGAAAGAATAAGCCGCTTGAACGCCAAGCTCAAGCTCGTGCTGGATATTATGTTAAAGAACAGAAAGCCGCGAATCCTGAGCTTAAGAATGACAAAGACGGGCTTAAGAAAATCAAAAATCAAGCGCTAGAAGAAGCTCGATATGAGGTTGGCTCTAAAAGCAGGAAAGAACGTGGGGTCAAAATTACAGAAAAAGAATGGGAGGCCATTCAAGCAGGAGCTGTAAGTCCAAATAGGCTACGTGACATTTTAGCAAATGCGGACGAAGCGCAAATCAGGCAACTGGCAACACCGAGAGAACGAAAAGAACTATCAGAATCAAAGATCGCAAGAATCCGCTCCATGGCGAATCAAAACTATTCAACTGCAGACATCGCTGATGCACTTGGTGTATCAACGTCAACAGTACAGAATTATATGGATCAATAATAAGAAAAGGGCTTTACTTATATGGTTTAGCCCTTTTCATTTGAATGTACTCACATTCTCTTTTTTAGCATTTTCACTATTGTTAGTATTTACGCACAGAAAGGAACATAGTATGTCAGCTGATGCAATGCTCACAACAACAGACAATCCTTTTGATCCATTCACACAGTATGAACAATGGTGGGCTTACGATCATGCAGCTGGCTATTGTACTTGTGAATACTTAGGAAGAATTGCAAATGTTTCGCCAAGAATGACTGACGAAATGATTGAAGACGAAATCGACAAAGCGATGAGAGAAATAGTAAAGCATAACAACACATTATACAAGATCGTTGAAAAGAAAGCCGGCAACTAAACAAAAGAACGTACAATTTATCTATTAATTATGACTTTCAATTGCATAATTGTGAATTATGCAACCCCTATAAGGGTTTTTCTTTAGCACCCATAGGGGGGGGTCTTCACGCAACATACCCCCACCCCTGATCGCGCCGGTCTGATATTTTTCTCCGGGGGTTATATTTCAGAAGCTTTTCCAGCGGGGTATAGGGCCTTCGCATACGCACTCATGTTGTCTCCACGTGATCATTTCTCCTTTTCGCACTTTTATGTCATCCATCGCCTACGGAAGTCTTTCATTTTCTCTCTATATCTCGCTGGAAAAGTTTCTGAAGTGTTTATATTCGTTATAGAAGTACTGCGAAAAGGAGGCAATAAATGTCTAAACGCATTAATACTCCTTCAAAAGTTCCGACAAGACCTGCTTTGACACCAGAGGCAAGGGAGAATCAGCTAATAAATTTAGCTATAGATCTGGCAGAGAAGCAGTTAGCAGAAGGTACTGCTTCTGCTCAGGTCATTGTCCATTATCTGAAGCTTGCCTCAACCAAAGAAAGGCTTGAAAAAGAGATATTAGCTAAGCAAAAGGATCTAATTGCAGCAAAGACTGAGCAGATTCAATCGACACAACGCTCCGAAGATCTTTATGCAAACGCCATTGAAGCTATGCGCGTATATGGCGGGCAGGAATCTAATCATGACGACTAGATGCTATACAGAACTTGCGAAGCTTAGAACTTTTGAAGATCGATTCAACTATCTTAAGTTAAATGGACGAGTAGGGGACGCAACGTTTGGCTATGGACGATATTTGAATCAGGTTTTTTACAGATCTAAAGAATGGCTTGCAATTCGTGACTATGTAATAGTACGAGACAATGGGTGCGATCTTGGAATAGATGGACGCGAGCTTTCTTATGAAACTTATACAGATCGTAAAGGCAAACTCCGTAGAGTTGGATCAATCTATATTCATCATATGAATCCTTTATCGATCGAAGACATCGAAAATGAGACGGCGAATCTTAAGGATCCAGAATTTCTAATATGCTGCTCATTTGACACCCATCAGGCTATTCACTATGGTGACAAGGATCTTCTTCTGCAAGATTTTGTTGAGCGAAAGCCGAACGATACCTGTCCTTGGAAACTATAGGAGGCAATTATGGACGGAAGTATTCTTGAAGATATTAGGAAAATGATTGGGCCTTCTGCCGAGTATGAGGGCTTTGACACAGATCTCATTATTCACATTAATTCGGCTTTCGATACGCTGTATGATCTTGGTGTTGGTGCAGATAAGTCAAAGCCGTTTTTTATTACTGGACCCGAAGAGAAATGGTCAGACTTTACTAGCGACGATAGTCGCAGAAACTCGGTAAAAACTTATATTTACATTAAAACTCGTCTTGCTTTTGACTATCCATCAAATAGTTTTGTCGGTGATGCACTAAAGAATCAGGCAGAAGAGATTGAGTGGCGTCTTCGTATGAGAGAAGAAACTCCGGCACTCGGCGGAACTTCACCATCATTTGACTATGATAATTACAAGTATGATGAGCCATCAAAGAGATGGATCGATGGCGATGAATCATGACATTCATCCAATACAATCCTAATCCAAAACGCAAGTCAACGATAGATTGCACAATTCGAGCTCTTTCAAAAGCCTTTAATACAGACTGGGATGATGCTTATATCCGTCTTTGTATGAAGGGATTTGTAATGAAGAACATGCCATCAGCAAATGAAGTTTGGCATGAGCTTCTGAAAGATGAAGGCTATACACGGCATATTATTCCGAATACATGTCCCGATTGCTATACAGTCAGATCTTTTTGTTACGAGCATCCAGACGGTTTATACATTCTCGGAACAGGATCACATGTAATTGCTGTCGAGAATGGAAACTATTACGACAACTGGGACTCGGGAGACGAAGTTCCAATCTATTATTGGGAAAGGAGAAATGACTAATGCCTGGAAATTACATTAACAATCCTTGGATTTCAAACTATGCGCAAGGAACCGCAACGTCGCCGATTAATCCTTCATACTCTCCTACGGCTTTTCCGGCACCATATACCGGACAGTACCAAAACACGTTTACGCCAATGCCACAGCAGCAATCTTATGATCAGTCATCTGACATTTCAGGTGTTGTTTGGGCTCTCGGAGACGCAGGAGCAACGAGTTATCCTGTAGCAAGAGGCACAAAGCTTCTGATTATGGACGCAACACCTAATTCTCCGTACTTCTGGATCAAGGAAACAGATCAATACACTGGTCGTCCGCTGCCAATGCGGAAGTTCCGTTATGAAGATGTTACAGAAATTCAAAATGGATCTCAGACTTCAATGCTTACTAACCAGATGTCAGGCGCTAATCCGCAGCCGGTTATTGACTATGTTCCAAAGACTGAATTCGATGCTTTGAGAAATGAGCTCGAATCTCTTAAGAGAACAATAAAAGATATGAGGAATCGAAACCATGAATCCGACATCAATGCAAATGATCGTTAATATGTTCGGAAGCATGCAAAACTTTCAACAGCAATATGGCCAGCTTCAGCAGCAGATGCAGCAGTTTGGAACCAACCCACAACAGGCAGTCATGCAGCTTATGCAGAGCGGCAAGATGAGCCAAGAGCAATTTAACATTCTTGCTCAGCAAGCTACACAGATGACTGGCAGACGACCTTTCTAACAGATACAAACCTTATGCGCGCAAGGTATGTATACAACAAATCAATAAGGAGTTTAATAAACTATGTCTTTTTCTGACAATCCGAATGGTAACAACATGGTCATGCCCGTATCCCCGATGATGGGAGGCTACGGCAATAGCGGTTTCTTTGGCGGCGATATGGCCTGGTGGTTAATCATTCTTCTCCTCTTTGCTAATAATGGCTGGGGTAATGGCTTCGGTGGAAACGCCGGAATGCCATTCATGATGAACACACAGAATGATGTTCAGCGTGGGTTCGATCAGAACGCCATTATGTCTGGAATTAATGGAATTAACAACGCTCTTGCAAATGCTGAAGTTTCCAGATGCAATTCCCAGGCAAACGTTCTTCAGACACTCAACACTCTCAGCATGGGACTGCAGAATTGCTGCTGCGAAAACCGTGCTGGCGTTGCTGATCTGAAGTACACAGTTGCGACAGAAGCTTGTGCTGACAGAAATGCTCTGTCTCAGGCGCTCGCAAACGTTGTGGCTCAGAACAACGCAAACACACAGGCAATTCTTGACAAGATGTGCCAGCAGGAACTTGACGCTCTCAAGACACAGAATGCGAA